AATCCTCGGGAACGGTGGCAGAAACGGCGGGGTTAAACCTCCCACTTATACCTGGCGGAACAAGTCCGGTATAAGTGCGGAACAAGTGGTCCGGAACAAGTCGATTACGAGAATACCACCACTTGTTCCCCACCGTTATGGATATGGAACGGTGGGAACATGTGGGGTATTCGTAATCATGATGTGAAGACGAAGGGGAACAAGTGGGTGACGTGGACGGGTTGTCGGTGCCGGACGACGCGGTTACGTATTCGGCGGAGGAGGTGAGGAGGGCCGAGGCGAAGGCGTACCGGCTGGGGGTCGAGGCTGCGGTGGGTGGGTTGGCTGCTGGGGTGGCAGATGTGGATGGGGTGGGTCGCTTGATGCCCCGGGGGTTCGTGTCGGGGTATGCCACGGTGTGGGCCATGTCTGTAAGGGTGCTGAGAGCCACGGTGCGGGACGAAAACGGCCGCGTGGGGGTGCGGGGCACCCCGGGGGGCTTACGGACGTCCAGCGGGCGTACGGCGGTCAGGGGCGGGGCACGGTCAGGAGGCGTTCGGAAGGGGGCTCAGAACGAGGCTTTCGGCTCTGTGCGCGCTGGTGTGTTCCGAGACAAGATTGACAGGCAGTTGCGCAAGTTGTCGAGAGATATGGATGCTTGGTTCTTGGCCGAGGGTTCAGGAAAGTCGGGTGGTGTTCTGCCACGGCGGTGTAGCAAATGCGGTAGGTACGGCGAAGACAACTGGTCGTGGTGTCCTTGGGATGGCGCGAGGATGGAGACGGTGGATTCTGATGGGTGACGACAGCTGGGAGACCCCGTGTCCTGCACGGGCGGACAAGAAGCATTGCGAGCACTGGTACGACGGCGAGGCGTGTTGTGCCTGCGGTGCGCCAGCAGGTGGAGTGGTTGACGAATGAGGCGACGAGCGCGGATGTGGTGGGCTCGGCTGCGGTGCTTCCACCACTGGCACGCGGCAGACGCGATGATCCTGTGGGAGTGCTGCTGGTGCGGGGCGGATCGGGACGGGATGCCGGGGAACCTGGACGAGAACTGCCGGTACGACGCCATGCTGCTCTGATGCACTGGCACACGTGGGTCGAGGAGGAATCGTATGAAGGCGGAGCCATCTGGTACATCATCGCCTGCGCCGAGTGCGGGGTCATTGCCGACGAGGAGGGTCTATTGTGAGCAGTGCGGGTTCGGGCCGCCGTACGCCAACGAGGACACGTCGTACCGTCAGGCGAATCCTTGCCCCATCCACTCGCCTGCTGGACACGTACATCCTCTGGGCGTTCGGCATGCCTTGGACACAAGCGGTACGGTGGGTCCGATCGCAGGGCCGCGCGACGCGCGACGATTGAGGAGGGACCAATGAAGTCAAGGCAAGCGCTGGTGTTCGGCAATGGCCGGCTGGCCAAGCTGTTGCACGAGCACCCCAGCTACCCATGGGGGGCCGAGCAGATTGCATACGTGACCGTGGGCGGGGACGATCTCATCTCCGGCGCACACTGCATGATCGCCCACCATGAGGCGGGATTCTCTGTGGTGGACCTGGGGTCGGTCAATGGCACGTACGCGATCCCGGCCAGCCTGGGTGTGCCCCAGCGGCCAGACGACATCGTGAGGGGTTGGGCGATGCTGCGGGGGGTCCGGGTTCGGCATGGGCACCCCCGGCTACTCTCGGTTCGAGATAGGGTCATGATCGGAAGGACGGTATTGCCATGGGCACCGAAGTAGAGGGGTTCGAAGTGCCATTCGGGTTTGGTGGTCGCCACGCTGACGTTCCGGTTTGGTACCAGCGGTTGACGTTCGCTCTCTGGACGATCCTCTGGACCGTGCTGATTGAGTTCGGTCTGCTGGGGCTACTGCTCTGGCGTCTGGTCTGGATGCAGGACCACTGATGGGCCGCGTGATGACGCCCGTGGAGATCGGGCCTGGGGACGTGGTGACCATCTGCCATACCGGGGTGTTGACCGAGGTCGAGAAGGCGACCATCCGGGAGGCTGTGCTCTGGTACCGCGAGACCCACGGGGGGAACAACCCGGCTGTGGTGGTTGATGCGACAGGAGAGGCGGACGATGGCCAGGCGACGCAAGCCAAGGTGTGAACCCCTGACCGTGGACGTGGACGGCGAGCAGGTGACCGTGTTCGCCCGGCACGCGGGCGGGATCACAGAAGAGGACCGCAAGGCGGTGGAAGATTTCGCCCGTATGCTGCGGGTCCAGATCCCGCCGAAGGAAAGCCCGCCCGAGGACACAGGCCGAATGTCGTGCGATCATCTGTGGGTCGCGGGGGGTCTGGGCTCTGACTTCATATGCGAGCACTGCGGTGCCCGTGAGGACATGCCCCAGCAAGACTGAATGTCCGATTCCTAGGAATTTGTCTAGGCACGAGGGATTTATGATGACATCTTATGACTACTCTAAAAAGCCCCCCGGCCACTGGGGACCGGGGGGCGATTCAGCGTCAGGCAGCCATGGCCGCCTTCCGGCACGCGGCCCGAGCAGCCGGCGTGGCCGGGTGATCGTGTCCAGCGTGGGTACCCTTCGCAACACCCGCAGCGTGCGCGCGTGCGATGACCGGGCGGGTAGCCCGGGCGACCTTGACGGCCGCTTCCGCCACCGGGAGGGTGACGACTGGTGCGGGGGCGTTCGCCTTGGCGTCGGCCGCCTCGACTGCGTCCAGGTAGTTGCGGATGCGCTGGGCGATCAGTTCAGCGCCCATGTAAGCCAGCACTGGCCACGAGTGCCCGATGGCCGCCCCGACCGATTCCGCAAGACCCGCCGTCACGTTGGCCCCGATGGACGCCCCGAGGGCGATTACCAGGATCGTTCCGACGATCTTCCGGTCACGAACAGGGAAGCCCGGGATCGCGAGCGCAATCGCGGCGCAGATGGCCAGGAGGTCAACGGTGGCCGCAACGCCAACCGCGAACACCCGGGACATGTGCCACGATTCCAGCAGGTTTACCTGGGTTCCAAACGATGTGGTCGCGCCGATAGCCGCGATCACGTACGCCAGCCGCTTGACCGTTACCGCAGCCTTGCGGATTGCCTTGACGTTGACAGTGTTGTTAGACACGGTCGGTTCCTTTCGGTTGCCCTTGATTTGGACCGAGTGGCCCGGGAAGTGCAGGGGGTGTATTTGGCCCATCCCCTGCACAACCCCGATCACTCGGACTCGGTGACCATCTGGAAGTTGTGGATCGCCAGGTGCAGGTTGTCCAGGAGGTTGGAACCTTCCGGGCAGACCACGTACCGTGGCCCCACGTTGCCTTCCGCCCCGCACACGTCGGTGCAGATGGCGCGGTGGGTGTTCCAGTTCGCGATGGCCAGCGTCAGTGCGTCGTTCATGTCGTTCCTTTCGAGCGTGGGCCGGATTGCCCGGGCGATGCAGGGGACCATTTGGCCGCCCCCTGCATCACCCCGGTTACCCGGATTACATGTCGGCCCCAGCGATTACCACGTCGATCGTGACCTTCGTGCGCTGGACAACCCGACCGGTCAGCAGGTGATTGGTGTTCCGTTCGATGATCGCAAGATCGCGGTCGTCGTACGTTGCAACGTCTTTCCATTCGCCGTGGAGCATCGGGCGGATCTGGAGGACGTACACCGTTTCGCTTTGCATAACCGTTTCCCTTCATCTGCCGCTGGCCTTTATCCAGCGGTCATGGCCAAGAAGGGCATGACCATGGTTTCATTCCGTACCCGCCGTGCCCGTCGGTTTCCCGATGCCACATCCGCTGTGAGAGGTGTTTCGTATTTAGATTTCAATTTTCGATTTCCCCCGTGTGCTTTAATTCTATCAGATCCCACTGGTAATAACAAGAGAATGGGGTTTGTCAACCTCATACTTTCGGTCAATCTTCAGAGAAAAAAGGGTGAGGTCCCGTGCGGCAACCTGATTTGAGCGCTGGGTTGTGCAGGCAGGTGGGCCCGGGGCATTGGTTCTCCCTGAACCAGGTGAAGATTCACCAGGCCATTGACATGTGCTACGACTGCCCGGTCATGGTCCAGTGCGGGGACTACGCCGACTGGCTGGTGGCGAACGACCGCGATCACGAGTTGTCGGGCGTCTGGGGCGGTCGGCTGTACCTGGACGGCCAGGATGTCAAGAAGATCGCGTTGATGGACCAGCGAACCGAGAGGGTCAAGTCGAGTATGCCCACGAAGAAGTTCGATTACACGCCTGAAATCATGGCGGTATCGTGTCCCACGTGCGGGGCGAAGCCGCTTGAACGGTGTCGACCCCGTGGCCAGATATACAGCGGGGTGTACCCACCCCACATCAGACGGGTCGAGAAGGCTGGGAGGCTGGGCAATGGGATGGACGGCGTTAGCCCGTATACGGGCGATGGCGAACCAGGAGACACGGTACGCAGTGATGATCGAGAAGACGTGGCCTAACGGCGACATGCCGAAGCACGAGCGCACGCGCTGGGAGATGCGGGCCGCACGGGCGGAAGCGCTGAATGCGGCAGCCCAGGAGGTGCACGACCGCCGTGTTTGGTACACGTGGGTGGTCATCGGGCTGGCCGTCGTCGGGCTGGCCCTGGTGGCCCTCACGGGGTGTGGCCCAGCGGAGGAACCGACCGAGGTCCAGCCTGGCACGTGCGTCATCATGCACGAGGGTGGCGGGTTCACGACCGTTCCCCCACCGTGCTGAATCGCTGACGTCTCGCCGGTATCGTCATCGACATGAAGCGATTTCTTCTCGCGGCCATTGCCGCATTGCTCGCGCTGGTCGGTTGCATGCCCCAACCCCCGGGGGTCGAGCCCCGGATCGACCCGAACCCGGGCGTTCACGAGTGCCGGGACACGGACAAGCCCGGGTACCAGCGCGCGTGCATTGAGGTCAGCACGTACTGTGGCAACCTGGCCACGCCGTTTGACTTCACCATCCACATTCAGGCCACGGGTCTGGACGGCCAGCTACGTCGGTGGACCGATGAACAGACTGGTGAGCAGGCAGAAATCAACCTGAATTTCACTGACTCCACCAAACTGACGGCCGATGGGGACCAGGCCATTCTCATCATTGCCGTGGACTACCCGTTCACGCTCCCGCCGTCGCTGCTGATGTTCGCCGCGCTGTCGGGGGCTACGGCCACCAAGGGATGTGACGCCTTCCTGGCTTTGTCCAGCCCCCAGACGCGGTTGCACCCGCACGGCACTGGCCTATTTGGGTCCGGGGCCGAGGATCAGGATTACTTCTTGGCCGAGGAGGATTTTGTGCCCATGGCCCTGATGACCAAGCTGGAAATTCCATACCTGCTACCGGAGGTTCGATAGACCATGTCACGAGACATAACGATTTGGTGGGCCTCGACCTCGGTTGGTGCCTCACCCTCCACTGTGTTCGCCAAGGTCGAGGAGGTCACGTACCCCGTAGACCACCCCGTGGGTTGGTTGAATGGGCTGGCGGGATCATCTACCGGCCAGCCGGGTATGTTGGCCCTCTGGGGGTCACCCATCTATAACCCGCCCGGGGAATGCACCTGTACCCAGCCGATCTACCAACCGCACCACCACAAGCGCGGGTGCCCCGCCGTGGTCGAGCGCCGGATGATCGCGGCCGTCATGCTGGTCAACGTCCGGTACATCACGGTGTCGTGATGCCCCACGTATTCGAGAGCATGGATGCGTTCTGGGAGTACGTGAAGGCCCAGGGGTGCCAGACAGCCCGTGTCTGGGGTCGACTGTCCGATCAAGAACGGGACTGGGTGTTCCGCACGTTACCCGGGCTGCATGCGAACCTGGAGGCGTTGCGCGCTGGTGTGGAGGCCGAGGTTCGACCATGAGACACAACTACCAACCTGGTGGGTGCTTGTACTGCGGCTACTATTGCGAGGGCTGCAACGAGTGCAAGTGCCCGCCCGTGGAACCGACGTGCCCCAACGACTGGGAGAAGCGCCGTGCCGAAAAGAGAGTGTCGGAAGTGCGGGGCGACCAACGGCCCGTACAAGAACCGGGTGTGCACTAACACGATCCGCTGTCGGTTGCGAGTTGCCAAGCAGCGGGCGTTCACCCAGGGTTGGGTAGCGGGGTGGGATGCCGCCAGCGGGGCGGCCATACCGGAAGGAGGCGGCCATGGCCGCAGGAGAGATGACGATCAAGGCCGAGGGAACGGGTCGGGGTCGGGTCATGAGCATGGAGGATGTGGAGCGGGCGTTCACCCGGGCGAGGGCAGCGGGGTTCAACCGGCTGGTCAAGACCACGGTGAGCTGGGGCGGCCAGATTCAGTCGATGACGTTCGCCGAGGGCTGGGGTGGGACCGAACAGACCCACCCCCAGACGGCCACGGAGAGGACGTCCCAGCGGCCCACGCTGGTGCCTGACGGGGTGATCCCCGCCCGGGTACTGGGCGATCCTTCGGCCATGGCCGACGCATGGGCAGTCCGACGCCGGTAACAACGTTGTGACGCTCGCCTCTGCGTGCGATGGTCCCACACATGAACATCACGCCCAGCCCGTTGATTGACCACGCCCAGCGGGTACGTACGACGATCGTAGACGGCCAGGGGTACGTGCACCTGGGTGACCTGGCCCGGACCATCGACAAGGAGGGATCGTGGGAGACCAGAGCGATCCGGAGGTTTCTGCACGCGATCGACGTGCGCAGCGGATGCGCGACTACCGTGCGCGGAATCCCGATACATCTCGGGAGCGCGCCAACCAGGCACGCCAGGAGAGGGCCCGTGCGGTGGAGATTCTCATTCATCGGCACGAAGGCGAATTCGAGCGGATCCTGACCGACATCCGCAACCGGAGGGCGTCATGAACAAGAACGTGGCGGACCCAACCCACCGCGAGCGGTGCACATCGGTGCACCACATCCAGTCGCCTCAGCCCGGGGTGCCCACACGGGTGGCGATGTGCGCGCTGGCCCCCCACACCGACGAGACCAACCACGTGGACGCCAGCGGGTTTGAATGGCCCGACAGGCTGGTGCTCCGGGTGCCTCTGGCGGGGGGTGGGGGTCGTGGGGAAGGCCGATCGTTTGCGGGGGGCGACACCCTGGACGCGACGTTGGCCGAGGTCAACGCTCGGCTGGCTTACCGGGGGCTGTCGCCCATCCCGGCATCCATGGGTGTGATCCATGGCCTGTTCACCATCATCGACGAGTTGAGGAGTCGCATTGGCCCAGTCTCGCGGCCGTCACAGTGCCCAACGTGCCAACGGGACTGGACCCGACACGATCCCTGCACAACCCACACCTGCCGCGATCAGTGGCACGATAGCCCCGCTTGAACCGGTCTACCAGCCCCCGTCCAAGGCGTACCTGGTGGGCATCCTGAACCAGATCCGGGTGGCCAACCGCAAGGCCACGCTGGCGTCCAACCTCTATACCGAGGTGGCCGAGGCGCTGGAGGAACGGGAGCGCGTATCGTCCCAGCGTCATGGCGATCCGCTGGACGTCACGGCGTTGCGGGTCAAGTACGCCCGGTCGGGCAACACGGACCTGGCCGACGCTGACCGCCAGTACAAGTTCTGGGCGGGTGAGGTGGACAGATTGACCTCGGTCTTGCTGGCCGAGAACGCAGCCAAACGATTGTTGGAGGAGTGGTAACGATGGCCGGTCTATGGCGCAACGCCGAGGGGACCCGCCAGGGCAAGTACCTGGTGATCCGGCGCGATGGGTCGATCCCGGAGGCACCCGTGTTCGTGCTCGTGGCCGCTGACCCAGCGGCGGCTACTGCGCTGCACGCGTACGCCACGTGTGCCGAGGCCCTGGAGATGGACCCAGAGTACGTGTTCGACGTCAAGGAGCTGGGGTTCGAGTTCAGCCAGTGGCGCAGTCGTCACGGCCAGGGGAACCCGGACGCTCCGCGCCACCGCGAGGACGACCCCGGCATCGTCGGGTGGATGGAGACCGGCATCCCTCCCGCCTACCTGGGGTGTGCGACCACCCGCCAGCTGCTGCAAGAGCTGGAAACTCGGGCCCATATCGAGCAGTTCCGTGATCGGAAGCCGCAGCTGGAGGCGTTCGAGTCCGAGATGGGCAACTGGTTGAGGGGCGGTCCAGGTGACGAGCCGCTGCCTGACGCGTTCCTCGACTACCGCACCGTGGACGGCGACTGATGGACGACATCGACCAGATGCTGTCGCCCCACGCGAAGGCGTCCAAGGACATCCGCGAGGCCCTGGTGGAGCTGGGTGAACCCAGCAGCATCCTCGACCCCGCGATCGACTACCGACACGCCGCCGTGAAGCACCTGCGGGCCTACCGGATGTACGCCGACCGGTACGCCCAGATGGAATCCGAGGTGAAGCGGTGGGCCAACGGTGATGTGGCGGTGGCCGACCAAGCCCAGATTGACATGCTGTCTCGTCAGCTGGCCACCGAACGGGCACGCATCGCTACCATCGACCACTGGATGCGCACGAACACCAGCGCGATGACCCCAGGCGTGGACCCCGTGGAGGCGATGATCCGCCTCCTGGACACCACACGGGCCACCATTCAAGCGCTCTGGCCGATCATGCGCAACGCGGCCCTGTCGGCCATGTCAGCGTTGCGTTCGGCTGGTGTGAAGTTGCCCGACAGCCCGTAAGGGTTCACGATCGATGGCATGGATGCATTAGCGACACGAGTGGATGACTGGCACGACGCGTTGGCCACGACGGTTGTTTACGTCGTGGCCTTCGTTACGTTGGCCTGGATGGTCTACGACCGCTACGGGATCTACGGCCTCTTGACGCCCGCGTACCGCCCCAGACGGGCCGGGGCTGGGCGACACACGGGACCACGCCGAAAGGACGTCCACGACCGTTCTAGGAACCTTTACGGGGTCGCCACGGTGCTGGGCAACGCACGGGCCCACCGCGAGGGGCCCAAAGAACCCGCGATCGGGATGCGGGACCCTTCGGTGGTGTGGTCCACACCGCCCCAGCCCATCGGTACGTCGATTGTGAAGCCACGTGATGTGGTGGACGATGAACGCCCCCGACCGTTGCAGGTGCTTTCTGATTTGACCGACACGGGCGAACGCCTGCGCACCTGGGAGGAATACACGCAGGACGTTCCACGGATCGGCACGTCCGAGATCAAGCAGAGAGAGGCAGCATGACCGTTCAACTCATCGCCTGGACCCACTTTGACGTCGGATCGGTTGAGGATGGCACGGGGTGGGTACCCGAAGAGTGGCATTCCCAGGACTCGAACAACGGTGCCTGGTTGTCCGAGTTCGCCGGACGCGCGTGCTACGCGTCGTTCAGCAAACCAAACCCGACCACGGCGACCAACGAGGGGTACATGGCCCACATTCTGGAGGTCGGGCACGAGTCGGTGTTGGAGCACGCGGTGGCTACGGTCTACATCACCAATGTGTCCCGGGCGTTCTCGCACGAGATGATCCGCCATCGCCATATCTCGCCCTCCCAGTTGTCCCAGCGGTTTGTGAACCTGGTGGGGCCGAACGGGCCGACGTCGGACGACTTCGTGGTGCCCCCATTGTTCGAGGGCGACGAGGGGGCCGTCGAAATCCTGCACGAGGTGTGGAAGACCGCCGTGGATGCGTACCAGCGGTTGGTGGAGATGTACGACGCCAGCCTGAGCCCAGCCCCTGCCCAGACAATCACTGGACGCCGCAAGACCATCCGTGAGGCGGCCCGTGCGGTCCTGCCGAACATGACGCCCACGGCCCTGGTGCTGACAGGCAACCATCGCGCGTGGCGGCACTTCATCAACCTCCGGGCCCAGTACGTTGCCGACGCCGAGATGCGCCACGTGGCCGTTGACCTGTTCCACGTGTTCAAGCGGGCATTCCCGGCGCTATACCAGGACATGCGCGCGGTCATGGGGGGCCAGGGGATCTACGTGGAGACGGTTCGGTGATCCTCGACCCAGAGGTCAAGAAGGCGTACGCTTACCTGGAGGACGCCATCCGTAACCTCATTCAAGTCAAGGGTTACAGCGAGGGCGAACCGACCATGATGCTGACTGACTGGGTGATATTCACGGCCCATGCGGGGTATCTCGCCGATGGCGATTCGATCACGGGTCACATCTATCTGCTGAGCAACGAGGGTTCGTTGCCCACGTACAAGGCCGTTGGTCTGGCTCGCATGGGGCAGAAACAATTGGAGTCCCTGTGGGATGAGGACGGAGATGATGGTGAGTAATAAGGGCGGGATGCAGGAACCAGGCGAGCGGGACGGCGGTAAGTCGTCGTTCGGCGAGCACGCGGTAGTCGAGGGCGGACGCATGGCCCCCAATGGGCCAGGGTTGGCCAATACGGTCAAGGGCTTGGGGCCAGGTGTTCGGCACGTCACGGCCCGGACCGAGGACATCCAGGCCATGGTGCGGGCGTACGAGGACCGGATCGCTCGCCAGGTCAAGTCCATCAACGGCCTGTTGGAGCAGAAGGAAGCCGCCGAGGCACGGGCGAACGAGGCGGCCAGGTTGTCGGCCGACGCTCGGGACCAGGTGGCTGACCTGGCGCGCCACATTGATGGGCTGAAAGGTCAGATCGAGGTTCTGGAGGACGACCGGACCGACCGCACGGTCAAGGACCACCGACTGGTCGAATGGCTGGCCGACACGGTGGACGAGCAGTTCCGCGACTGGCTGGGCGACACGTTCGAGCTGGTCCGCACGGTGATCGAGGGCATGGTCAAGGATCGCCACAAGGCCAAGCTGGTCCAGGAGGACCTGTTTGGGTGGCTTCAAACGGCCATGGCCGGCATGGGGCTGCACCTGGGGCCAGAGATGTCCACGCCAGAGGCGGTGCAGGCGGCCGTGTCCTGGCTGCTGGCGGAGCTGGAAAGAGCCAAGCTGGTTCAAGGCATCCTGGCCGAGAACGTGGCCCAGGTGGCCGAAGCGGCTACCGTGGTGGCCCCCGTGCTGGTCGAGTACACCGCGTCGGGGCACAGCCCAGAGGATCGGGCCCGTGCCGAGGCCCCGGTTGAGACGCTGCCGATCGGCGAGGAACGGCCAGGGGCGGGGTTTTAGTTACCCACGGGTAACCTTAACGGGGGTAGTTTGCATGAGCACGTGACTGCGCCGTATGGTCAGTACCGTTCGGGTGTGAGTGGATGTGGGGAAGACACCATCGCACCTTTGCCATTGGAAAGGCGAGGGGTCAGGACGCCAATTTGGCGGGTGTCCTGGCCCCGTCGTCATAGCTGGAGGTGGTCGGGGTGGCTGAGCCACGCCGGAAGAAGTCGAAGACGACGCCGCCCGACGAGCCGCTGCCCCCGACCAAACGACCCTCGCGGGGTTCTGTGTCGGCCAAGCGAGGTCACCAACTGCTGGAGTCGGCGGACGAGATATCGGAGGACACGCGGCGGCTGTCCACCAACCCCCGGGCGGTCAAGGCCCGGTTGCGCAAGGGTGGGCGCAAGATGGCCGAGGATCTGGCCATGCTGCATGAGATCCAATACGGCGAGTACCGGCCAGTCAGCGAGTGGACATACGAGGAGCTGGAACACGGGCGGCCCAAGCACCCCACGGGCGGGTGGCGGGGGCCCAAACCGTCGTGGATCACGCCCATCATCCAGCAGGAAGTGGCCCGGCGCCTACGGACCGAAACCATTGAGAAATTGAATGGTCAGGCTGGTTCGGCAGTCAAGGTATTGACCGATTTCTTGAAGAATGAAGACGAACCGCAATTGCGATTCAAGGCCGCCCAGTTGATTCTTGAATACACCATCGGAAAGCCCGAGCAGAATGTGACCGTGGAGGGCAACGTTACTCTCCAGACCATTCTCAGCCAGGCGTTGCTGATGGACGAGGATGACCGATCCCTGGCACACCCCACGACGTTCGATGGTGTGGCTACCGACGTGTCGGATGAAGAGGTAGATGATGACGACAAGCCCTGACCCGAAGTGCACCACGTGCGGCATCCGCCAATCCAACCACCCGGTAGGTGTGCGCCACGCGTTCAACGATGGGTCCATGACCGCATCCGAGACGTTCGGCCAGCGGCGGCCCGATGGGTCGCGGGGTCCAGCCCCGACATCGGCCCCCCAGGTTCAGGTCGTTGAGCAAGCCTGGCCGTTCGATCCCGTGCTGCGGCAGGCGTTGATCGACAAGGGCGTTATCACGCCGGACGACCTGGCCAACGCGGAGCGTACAATTCGGGCTGTCACTGCCCAGTTCATGAACGGAGGCCAGACATGACCGAGCCATTGCCCCCTATCTACTCGCGGGACTTGGTGTCCACCGAGAACCCCGACGACGGGTCCGAATTCGGCGGTGTGCGGGGGCTCATATCCCCACCGCCCCACGTCCCCACCGCGTCCCAGCGGCTCGCCATGACGTACGCCATTGACCCCATGGACGATGGGTCACGGCCGGACTCGGTGCTGCCGCCCGAGGCGCAGGGTGATTTCGGGTCGAGGGCCGAGGGAGCGTAAGGAGGGGTCGTGTCCACGGCTACGGCCCCCACACGCCAATACACCAAGTACGGCCTGTTCCGATCGGCTGGGTATACTCCGCACCCGGGCCAGGACCTCTTGCACCGAGCCCGAGCCAGGTTCAAGGTCGTGCCGAACGGCCGACGCTGGGGAAAGACCATGTTCGGCGCGTACGAGGTGTACCCGAACGCGTTCTGCGTGTCGGCGGTCACGGGCAACCCACAGCTGGGGTGGATCGTCGGCCCCCAGTACAGCGATGCAGACAAGGAGTTCGGGCTGGTCTACGACGCCCTGCGCCGCGCTGGTGTGGACCGGGATTCCATCAAGTTCCAGCGCAACGTGGACTCGGGGTCGCTGCACATCAAGACTAACTGGGGATTCGAGTTGCTGGGCAAGTCGGCGGCCCACCCCGAGTCACTGGTGGGTGATGGCCTCGACTTCGCCTTGATGGTGGAGGCTGGACGTCACAAGCGCCGGACGTGGGCCCAGTTCATCCGGCCCACCTTGTCGGACAAGCGCGGCTGGGCGATCTTCACTGGCGTGCCCGAGGGGAAGTCGGAGAATTCGCTCCTGTACTCGCTGTACCAGCGGGGGCTGACCCCATCGGCGCAGGCGCGCGGCTGGCGGTCGTGGACCATGCCCTCGTGGACCAACACGTTGGTGTTCCCCGGGGGTCGGCAGGATCCCGAGATCCTGGACGCCGAGGACGACCTGACTACCGACGAGTTCATGCGCCAGTACGGGGCCGAGTTCAGCGAGAAGACCGGCGTGGTCATGCAGGAATGGGACGACGAGACCCACCTGGGGGACTTCTCATTCAACCCAGCCTGGCCCCTGTACCTGGCCGTGGACTACGGGTTCACCAACCCGTTTGTGGCCCTGTTCATCCAGGTGGGCCCGTTCGGCGAGATCCGGGTGGTGTGGGAACGGCGTTGGACTCACCGAGACACCGTGGAGGTGGCCGATGATATCATGGCCTCCGTCCCAGGCCTCGTACGTGCGTGCGAACGCCTGTACCCCGATCCGGCAGAGCCGGACGACACCCGCACGCTGGAACGGATGCTCCGAATCCCGGCGTACACCAGCACGGGTGGTGAGTTGAAGAACCGGCTGGCGTTGATCCGATCAGCGTTGAAGCCAGTGAACCAACACCTGCCCGTGGGCCATCCAGAGCGGTACCCCCGGCTGATGGTTGACCGGTCATGCACGTCCCTAGCGTGGGAAATGCGCGAGGGGTACAAATGGCCGGAGAAGAAGAAAGATCAAGTACGGTCTGATTCGGAGCAGCCCATGGACAAGGATAACCACGGTGTCGAGGCACTGGGGCGATTCTTCCGGGGCCACTACTACGCGCCGTACGCAGAGGGTGGAACGTTCGTGACCCAGGCGAGAGTAGGATGATATGACCACACCCTTCACCCCGTACTCCACTGGGGCCACGCTGTTCGGGCAGAAGCCGTCGTGGATCGGTGACCCGCTGGACCAGGCGCGCGTCCAGTCGTACGAGTTGTACGACAAGATCTACTGGAACCTGGATGACACGTTCGTGCTGGCGGTCCGGGGCACCAACGATCGGCCCCTGTACGTCCCATCCGCCCGTACGATCGTGGACACGTCCAACCGGTTCACTGGGGCCGGGTACGCGGTGTCTGTCATCGACGCTCTGGGCCGGGGGGAGACCCCATCGGTGATCGCGGCCCGCATGGCCCTGGACGACCTCATGGCCCGCGAACGGTTCCTGTCCAAGTTCGCTGGGGCCAAGCGTTACTGCCAGATCCAAGGCGACTGGGTATGGCACATCACGGCCAACCCGAACAAGACCCTGGGCTCCCGGCTGTCGATGAATGTCGTGGACCCCGGCTACTACTTCCCCGTGTTCGATCCGGACAACCTGAACCGGATCATCGCCGTGTTCCTGGCCGAGCCGTTCCAGCAAGGTGACACGCTGCTGGTTCGGCGGGTGTGCTACCGCAAGGTCGAGAGCGAGACCGGGGGCCCGACCCAGATCACGGTAGAAGAGGGGTTGTTCCCCCCGGATGCCTGGCAGGACCTGGACGCCCAGCCGTCCCAGGTGACTCGGGCTGTTGAGGCGTTGCCCGAGACCATCACGGCCATCCCGGTCTACCACATCAAGAACACCGAGGAGTCGCGGAACCCGTTTGGGTCGTCCGAGCTTCGGGGGTTCGAGGGGTTGATCCGAGGGCTGACCCAGGTCATGTCCGACGAGGATCTAACGCTGGCGATGCAGGGTTTGGGCATGTACACCACCGATGCTCCCCAGCCCGTGAACCCCGAGACCAAGCGGCCCGTTGCCTGGCAGCTGGGGCCCGGACAGGTGGTCCACACGCCGGATGGCAAGGCGTTCAAGCGTGTGGACGGCGTGGGATCGGTGACGCCATACGGCGACCACTACGACCGGATCTTCGAAGCGTTGAAGATGGCCAGCGCATCGCCCGACGTCGCCGTGGGAACGGTAGACGTTCAGATCGCCCAGTCGGGCATCGCTCTGTCGCTTCAACTGCTGCCGATCCGGGCCAAGGCCGCCGAGAAGAACACGTTGATCGCCGAAGCGCACGACCAGATGTGGTACGACATCATCAACGGCTGGTACCCGGCGTACGAGGAGACCGAGTTCACCGAGGTGGACGTCCAGTCGGTGTTCGGCGACGCGGTACCCGTGGACCGCCAGTCCCGGTTCGCTGAACTGAACGACATGATCGACCGGTTTGTGATCGATGATGCCTACTACCGGGCCGAGGTCGCCAAGCTGGGGTACGAGTTCCCCACCGACATGAACGCGCGTGCGTCGGCGTTCCGTGCCCTCCAACAGGCGGCAGCCGACCCGTTCGCGGATCGTGCCGCTACCGAGTTGACCGATGGCGCAGAGTGATCCGTTCAAGGCGTACCTACGGGTCCAGCGCCAGTACGACGCGCGGATCATGCGGCTGCTCGAACGGGCGGCCAAGGACGCCCAGCGGCTAATCATCACACTGGACCGACATGGCACGTTCTCGGCCAAGGTGCGAGCCAACCAGTTGCGGGTGGTGCTGGGGCAGATCCGGGCCGACCAGCGGTCCATGTGGGCCTCGATCGGGGACACCGTGCAGGCGGGTCGCAAGGACGGCGCTCTGGCCGCCCAGGAGGGTTTGGACGCCCTTACGCGCATCGCCTACGCGGGGTTGCCCCCAGGGGCGGCTGCGGACCTGGCCGACTCGCTGGCGCTGACCGCGCGGTCGGGCATCGAATCGGCGTACGCCCGTAAGCCGCGTGCGTTGTCGTCCCGGGTGTATGGGGCGGCCACGCTGGCGACTGGCCAGATAGAGGACATCATCCAGTCGGGGTTGGCCCAAGGGCTGACCGCCAAGGAATTCGCCCGGACCGTCTACGGCTACATCTCGCCCACGACCCCAGGCGGAGCCTCATACGCCGCGATGCGTCTGGCGCGTACCGAGATCAACAACGCCTTTCACGAGCGACAGATCGCGGCGGCTAACGCCCCGGGCGTGTCGGGCGTCCAGTGGAACCTGTCGGGGTCACACCCGAGGCCAGACGAATGCAACGCGCTGGCCGAACGCGACAACTACCGGATGGGTGCAGGTGTGTACCCACCCAACTCGGTACCGGGCAAGCCGCACCCGCATTGCTTCTGCTACCTGTCGTACGTGTCGGTGGACCCCGAGGAGTTCGCCAAGGACGTGCGCGCGGGCAAGTATGATGCCGAACTACGACGCCGGTACCAAGCGAATCTGGAGAGGTTGAAGGCCGAGCCATCCACGGCAGCCCAGCGGATGGCCACCAAGCGACGGGTCACCAAGGCGAGGAAGGTCACCAAGCCCACCGCCAAGAACGTTGACCCCAAGGTCACGCTCACGCCGAACCAGTTGAAGCGTGAGGCGGCCAGGCGTCGGCAGAAGGCGATCGATGACGCCTCGGCGATCACGTCGCCCCTGTCCAGCCTGGCCGAACTGGCGGGCAAGAAAGCGGCAGCCGACGTCATGCGTCAGGAACTCCGGTTCTTGCGGGGGCTGACCCCCCGCCAGATGTCGCGGATGTCTAACGCGATCGATGCCGAGGATTACGACGCGATCCACCGCCTCTCGATGGAGGTGCTCAGGGGAACCAATGCCACGCTCCGGTACCGGGCGGGTGAACTGGTGGACCTGACTGACGACATGCGCGTGGTCGGGGGCCACACGCTGGAGGCTGGGACCAAGGTTCGCGTGGTCCAGCCAGGCCAGGTGTTCCGGTACGACGACGAAGAGATCTGGTTGGAGCACGTCCAGGTACGTCGACTGACCGACGACGAAGTGCTGACGCTGGCCCGTGCTCGACAGGCCGACATCAACTACCACCGCGACTACGCGCAGTTTGCGGGGGAGTTCGAGGAGTTGATCGGGAACCAGGTCGAGTCGGACGTCATGTTCCGCAGCCTGTCGGCCGTCCTGCGCCGGATCAACCGAACCGAACTGACCGACGAGGCCGCCACGCTGGTCGCGTTGACCGAGGCGGGCCAGGTGGCCGAGGCGTCCAAGATCCTGGCCCAGATCATGAAGCGGCTGGGCATCCGATCCGATGGCGTGCCCGGTACGGAGACCAGGTTCAACAAGGCCAAGATGCAGGCTATCGGGGGGTCGATCCCGCAAGGGGCCGAGGTCCTGGTGGTCCGGCCCGGGTACTACTACGACCGTGGTGGAGAGACCATCCAGTTGAGCAAGATGTTGGTTGAGGAGTAGTCATGCCATTCCCCGATTCCCTGCAACTCATCAGCCTGTCTGGCACCTTCGTGGACGACGCCGGGGACGCCCGGGAAGGTGTGGTCACCATCACGCTGCCCGCTCCGCTGCGGTCCGAGGGTGACAACGTGATCGTCCCCCCGTTCGAGGTGGAGGTCGAGCTGGACAGTGCGGGGTCGTTCTCGGTGGAGCTGCCGGCCACCAGCGATCCCGACTGGCTGCCCGTGGACGATGTGGAGTACGTCGTTCAGGCCGTGTTCTCGGACTTCCGCAAGTTGTGGTGGTTGGTGTCGCTGCCGCATGACGCCGCAGGCGAAGCGGTGGACCTGGCGGACGTCGGGGCCCCCAACGTGGGCACCCCGTCGCTCACCATCCGGCAGGGGACCACACAACCCCTCGCGGATGGCGGCTACCGGGGCACGTACGGGGCTGGGACGTCGTATCGGGCCGGTGATACCGTCCAGCACGGATCGTCGCTGTACGGCGCGCTCAGGGCGTCGTTGGGGGTCACCCCGGGCACGGCCCCGACCACGTGGAAGATTTACCCGGGCGGTGGGGGCGGTGGGGCTGTCGATTCGGTGTTCGGCCGGACCGGGGAGGTCGTGGCCACCGCTGGTGACTACGCGGTTGCAGACATCTCTGGGCTGACGGCCCAGCTTGCGGCCAAGGCGTCCAGCGCGGATCTCACCACCGAGGCCAGCACCCGGGCCAGTGCTGACACGACGCTGGGCAACGCGATCACGGCGCACACGGCCAACACGTCCAACCCCCACGGCGTCACCAAGGCGCAGGTGGGGCTGAGCAACGTGGACAACACGTCCGACGCTAACAAGCCCGTGAGCACGGCCCAGCAAACGGCCCTGGATGCCAAGGTGAACCTGTCCCTGGTGGATGCCAAGGGCGATCTCGTGGTGGCCACGGGCGACAACGCCCTGACCCGTCTGGCGGTGGGCACTAACGGGCACGTGCTCACGGCTGACTCGGCGCAGGCCAGCGGAGTCAAGTGGGCAGCGGCTGCCGGGGGCGGAGGTGGCATCGTCGCCATCCGTCAGCAGTACGTGACGTCGGGCAACCCGACGATCCCCAGCACGGGCGGGGCATGGCAGAACCTCACTGGGTTCCAGATGGCCATTCCGGCGTCGGTCGGGGACTACGTGTCGATTGAGGCGTCGTTCTTGACCGCACCCTCTGACACGATGTTCTTGGACCTGTGCGTACTGGTCGGCGGGTCCCGGGTGCGGTGTATGTCGTCGGGGTCGGGCACCCCGTCCAGCGAGGGCATGATGTCGCTCTACCCAGCGGCCAGCCTTCGGCCCTTCAACGGTGAGCGTGGGTTCCAGGTCGAGTCCGGAGACCTGGAGTCGGGCGAGGTTGTGTGGGTCCTCGCCATCAACTCGGCAGCGGCGGGTTCGATTATCGCCAACGCCAGTGGTCCCTTCTTCTGGAAGACCACGAACTGGGGACCGGTCCCCCTCTCCTAACCCCCGGCCAGGACGATCCTGACCATTCACGAAAGAGGTACACCACATGGACCCGAGGTCCACCAAGCCAGGCCTCCACATTGCGTGTGGTACTGGCATCTACCACCCGACCAAGCGTCACCCGCACACGGGACAACCGCTGGAGGCGGTTGGCGTGGGCAAGGATGGCGACATCTGGTGGCCCGTCATGGGCGGATCGCCAGACGACGATGACAAGGGCGGGGGTGACGACAAGGACGACGACTCCGGCGACGAGGACGACGACGATGAGTCCGACAAGGACGACGACGCCGACAAGGACGATGACGACTCGGACGATGATGACGACTCCGACGACGCCAAGAAGAAGGGCGGATGGAAGAAGCGCGCCCAGGCGTTGGAGGAGGAGAAGGACCGCCATTACAAGGCGCGCGTCAAGGCCGAGAAGCAGTTGAAGGACCTGGCCGCCCGGTTGAAGGCGATCGAAGACAAGGACCTGAAACCTGAGGAGAAAGCGGAGCGTGACGCCCGCGAAGCCGCCGCCGTCAAGGCCAAGGCGGAGGCCGATCTCCGTGCCCTGCGTCTGGAGAACGCGTTCCTGTCCGCCAACGAGATTGACTGGGTGGACAAGGACGACGCGTTGAAGATGCTGGATATGGACGAGGTGGAGTTTGGCGATGATGGTAGCGTGGACCGCAAATCGTTGCGGGCTGCGCTCCGACGGTTGGCCAAGCGGAAGCCGCACCTGGTCAAGGCCAAGAAGTCGAAGTCCCAGGGGGACGACGACAACGGCGACCA